GGCCAGCATTCATCCCCTTCAACACCACCGCATATCCAAACACGCGCTCAAAAGCTCCAAGCAACACCTTCTCAAACCTCTTGAGGTAGAGTCCAACCTCAAGGTTGTACCGAGGCGTGCGTGACTGTATCACTCGCGGAGCAGGATCAGCTTTTGCGGAAAAGTTGATCTTCTCAGCTTTCAAAAAGGTGCTGACGAAAGAATCGCTTAGACGTAGCGCCCGGCTGCACAGGCTGTCGTAAGCACGTTCGTAGATCCGGCGCTTGCGCCCGAAGTATAGCTGGGGGTATTCCTCCCTGGCCACGACGGGGGTCGGGGTCGCCCGAGCCACGAGCCGCTGGCGTATGGACGCCAATCTCTCGAAAACACCCTCAATGGGCTGAGGAACCGTGCTAAGGTTCCCATCCTTGACCACGTGAAACACGCGCTCAACGATGCCACGAGTGAGGTTGATGAGGTTGTTAGCATGCACACCATAGTTGATCCCAGTCCCAAGACCAGCCATGATGCGCACCTGTCTCGTTTTTACTGCTCCCACGTTCTTTTGCTTCCGCACCGAGAGATGCTCACTACCAGAGCGGTCAACATTGGTAGTGACGGCGGGCTTGAGAACGGGGCAGCATCAGCGGGTGTAAGTCACCGCTTTGCGTCTGGCAGCAAGGGTGTCGGTGGTACCGAGCTCGACAGCCCTCACAGCATCACGCACGGGAGTAACGCACAGCTCAATCGCAAGGGGGGCCATCCGGACACGGTCGACAGTCCGCATGTCCGTTTTGGCCAAAAAGTGCTCACGCACAAACTCCCCAGCAAGAATGCGATTGGCCTTGCTGTTGCTCACCTCCCCAAACTTCTCCTTGAACATCCATGCCACCTCCCTCTGCAGTGGCGTGGAATAACGGCCAGGATCGTCATAGCCGGCATCAAGCTCTTCAACGAGCAAACGGGCCTGTGCCTCAATTGGCCTCTCCGCTCGCAGCCATCTCCATACCAGGTAGAGGGCAGTGAATGCGAAGGCCACAGCGAGCACTGTGACAGACGACATGCTGAAGCGGGGTGGGTGTGACG